GGCTGTTCCCGCGCTTGTCTGTCCTGAGCGCGAGAGCTGGCCAGAATGAGTGTCTTGGTTTCTCTCATGGTGGTGTCCAGGTTGCTGACGGTCTCTCTCAGTACCGCCGTTGCCTCAGTTGATTTCTGGGTTGTCTTCTCCAGGCTGGCGACGCGGTCATTAAATAGCTCTACAATATGCCGCAGCTCCTGGTCTCGCTTCCCCAGATAGCGAATGAAGAGCGAGACAATGAAGACGACGGCCCCCAGTAGCGGCGCTTCTGAGATCAATCTTTCAATGTCCATTCTTAGAACCAGGCGATGTAGTTGTAGACTGTGCCAGCCTTATTAAAGGCGGTGCCGCTTCCGGCAGTACCCCGGACCCGAAAACCATCTTTAACTGTCTCAATATCAAGTCCGGAAGAGTCTATACTGTCAAACGTGGGGTAGGCGAGATTGCCCGGCCATACCTTAGAGAGCGCGTAGACATCCCCGGCATCATAAGATGCCCTGACATAAGATGGCGTAAGGCCCAGATCTATTGTCAGCGGATTAGTGCCTGAACCAATCCCCGTATAAGTTCCGGTAATGAATCCGAAACCCTCGCGACGGTAATCATCAAAGACGTCATCTATATCCCCGCTTGAACTTACCACCCGCGCAACCAGTGCCGCCGCTGTCGGTTCCGTTAAATTATCGGTCTCAATAAATGCCGCCGCCGTCACCTCGTAGGCATCTGTGCCGGTGAGCTGCAACCAGACATACTTGGTGGCGTCATCCGTCACCGTAAAACTTTCCACCGCTGTGAGCCTTACAAGGTAGCCTTCTATCAGAGCGGTACCCGTCGCCACCGCCATCGCCAGGCCAGTACCCTCGGCTGGCACCATACCGGATAGGATGGTATTTTTGGGATTGCCAGGCGTTACAGACTGAATCATATTCTGTTCGCTGGCGGTGCGCCCTGTACCGCTGCCGCCTATGTCGTTAGCTGTTGGGAAGACTTCAATTGCCATCGTTATGCCTCATAAGAGAATTCTACTTCATGCGCGATAGTCACCTGGATGCTCACGTCCTTGGCTATCGTCGGAGATATCAGCGCCCTGGCTATCAGCACCCCGCCGCCGAACAGGCCCACCTCGCTCAGCGTTGAACCGTTCGCCTCTGCCTCCAGTATCAGCGTCTGGAAGGTTATTTTCTTATCACTATCCAGCCGCCGGTCTATCGTTTTCTTGAGAACCTGAGCGCCAAGCGCTGTATCTGTAGCCGCTGCCGCTGTCGTGCCGGTGCCAACCGCCTGATAATCAGCCCGGCCTACTGTCCCACCGGCCAGGTCTCTGAACCAGTTCAGGCCCCCGTTAGTTATCAGGTTCTTAACCTTGAATTGCTCTACCAGCTCACCATTGCGCTCTACTGTTATCGTGACGTTTGCATTAACTTCCATCTCTGATGCTCCCAATCTTAGCGCCGCCAGCTCTCCGGGTGCCATCGGCGTTGGTCCATGCTGCCCCTATATATGACCCTGATGGATTGTCATCGGGATAGCTTGCCGCTGTTGGTGCCACCAGGAACACGGAATAAGGGTCTAACGTGAACGCGCTCAGGCCGCTGGTGGTGCTGCCGGTTGCGCTGTCGCTGATGTCCAGCCTTACATTCTTCTCGCGCATAATGATGAAAATTTCATTATCGCGGATCTCGAACGTTCGCCCGGCTTTCGCCAGCTTCTTAAAGAATGCTACCCAGCCACCTACCATCGCGCCGTCTACGCATTTGTACGAATACACCAGGGTATTGTTGCCCTGGTCTCTGGCCCGGCAGCTTTGGATAAGGTACTCACCATTAACGCTTTCCCGCGTGAGCTCTATATTCTGCACCTGCCCAGCTCGTAAGCGCCCAGCGTCGGTCTGTATTGAGAGCGTCTCTGGAAAGCGCCCGTACCGGCCCAGCAGCCCGCTGGCCCGTTCCAGGGCGAACGCTGCATCCTCTATCCGTTCGTCGTCCTCTATAGCCTCCCAGATGCCGCTCCCGCCGCTCTCGTCGGCTCGCTGGTCTTGCTGATCCTCAAGGTCAGCCTGGACGATGATCGGTATCAGGCCCTTGTAGGTGACGCTGAGAGTGTCTGATGTTGTCAGCTTGGTGCCGTCGCTGTCCTGCTCGATACTGTTCGAGTCTATCTGATAGTACCAGTCTTTCTCGCTGTCTATCCCGTTGATGCCTACCGTTTGCGCTATCGGATCAGCGCCGCCGATCTTCAGCGTTATGGTTGGAGCGTCGCCCAGCGGCAGGCCGACCGTAAACGTGCGCCGGTCGCCGTCCCCGGTGAATGTCTCGGTATTGGCAGTTGCCTGGACGTCACGCCCGGCCCGCAGGTATTGCCGGTTCCGGTAATTCTGGCGCGTTCGTTCCTTCTTCAGCGACCTGATCGGCAGCGATGAATCAGAGTATCCAAAGCTTGCCGATGTAGTGTCCCTGGCCTGAAAGTACAGGTTCCGGTTGTAGTCGATATACCATATAAACCCTATGAGCTCGGCCAGGTCGTCAAGACAATCTGCGACGCTCTGATAGTTAAAAGAGACAACGCCCAGCGTAAAGCTGCCGTTCTCGATGTTGCCGATGCCGACGCCCTCGGCGTCAAGATAGTTAGTCCTGAGATCTTTCACCACGTCGCCAGGCAGCTGGCCGGCCGCGTAGGTTCTGCCCACAAGGAATCTATCCGCGATACTGTTGTGGTCTACAGCCTTAATCTTCAGCGTATGGAATGGGCTGTCGATATCCATCGTCGGCCACCGTTCCTGTATCGTCTGGATGGTCCCAGAGAATACCAGCGTGCTGGATAATCCAACGTTTAGCTTTATGTCTACGCTCTCGCCGGGTGCTGGGCTGATGGTATTGGCGGCGTCCACCAGGATGAAATCAGCGGTACCTCGGCTTTCGAGCTCGTCGTTAATGCTCAAGCTGGCTGGCTTGTATTCTCCGCTGAGATCAACGCCATTGATGGTGATCTCTATTCCCTCTACCGTCGGCAGCGATACCGTCAGCCGCCGTCGCGGTAATGCAGCCGGAGATAATTGGGTTGCGACCATCAGACGATTATGAATTTATCCGACGCTGCTGCTGACGCCGTAAAGGCTGGAGAAACGGAAAATTTGAGGCTGGCTCCGTTGTAGTCGATGATTGCCCTGGCGCTATTGGCGTTCGGGCCTGTCACGAATAGCAGCGTTCTCTCATTATAGAAATCATTAACCGCTGAGATGCTGCCTGATCCGATAATGGCTGACGTCGTTGATCCTGCCGCGCAAGTAACCTCGATCATGGTTGCCGCGCCCAGCGCCATAAACGTCGCGCCATCGGTTGAACCATTAACCTGCTTTACGTTGGCGGTAATAACGCTGGCCCCAAGCGCCGCCTCCAGGTTGTCGGCGGCTGAGACGCTGCCGCTGATCGCCGCCATCGAGCTGATATTCGTCCAGCTCACGGGATTGACAGTTGTAGCTGCGGTAGAACTCTTTCCGATCAAGCTAATCATGCTGCCGGTATTCTCAAGAGCTGAAAGCGCCACCGAATACATGCCTGGCGCGTTGGTAGAGTCGATTTCTGCCGGTGATGCCCCGACCGTTCCGACGGTCCCATCTTTGACGACCTTCAGGGTCAGGGTTGTATAGTCTTGCCCGGTCACGCCGCCATCGGCGTCAGTTACGAAAAAGTGTACCGCTGTAAGTGCTACGCCTGAGACTGGCATTATCCGATTACTCCCATCGTTGGCCTTGTTGTTGAACCGCCGCCGCCGGACGCCGTTCCGTGTACAGATGAAAGAATTGGGTTTAACATTAGCCTTTTGGTCTTGTCATCCGTCCAGCTCGAACCGTCATAGCCTGAAGCATAAAATGCATCACCCCCGGGCCAGCTTTTTAGGCCAGCAGCACCATTCGGTTGCATATAACTGATGCCGACATTGTTGGGCGCACCAAGAGACTCGAAGCCCAGATAGTAAACCGATCCGGACAAAACGGTGGCACTCTGAGTGAAATAATAATTCCGCGTATAATTCTGGTTCATTTGATAATTCTGCTGGTACGAATCAATCGTAACCGTTGCGAGTGCGGCCCCGGATTCTGGCCAAATTCCGGCAACGAAATCACCGCCCCCGCTGTTTTCAACCTTCCCGGTATAGAGAAATCCATCTATATGAAATTCTAGATTTTCAGCCGCTGGGATTTCCATTCTCAGGGCGTACCGATCTCCGGAATCCATTACAGTTGCATAATTCCCAGCGTCGATGTTGTATAGACCGCCAAAGTCGACGCCCGCTGCTAAGTCTGTATGAACCACCATGCTAGGGTAGTAATTATTGGACCCATACCAGGAAGAACCAGTCCAGTAGGCCGCGAACGGGAAAAGGTTAAATCTGAAAGTCCCCGACGCATAGAGAAAGTCTGCATAATTTGAACCGTCGATGGTGGAACCGTCATCGGCGTAACTGAGTTTTAGGCATAAAACCTGGCCCTGCGTACAAGTATATGCACTTGTAAAATTGACAGAAACATCGCCCACCACGCCTTGAAAGTCAGCAGTAGTTGCCAAGGCGCTCCCTGTTGGCCCCCCCATGTAAGCTGTGGCATCTACTGCGAAAAGCTCGAATTTGTAGAATGGTGAAGTCCCTGCGAGTGCCTTGCAATACGCCATCGCCCCCGTCAGATCGCAGGATTCTTCGCATTGGAAAATTGTGATGGCTGCGTCTGCGGAATCGTTGTATCTGACCTCCCAGACACTCTGCCCAATGTACCCACCCGGAAAGGTCTTCAATTCCGTTCCAATCAATGCGTTGGTATCACTCATCTATATCCCTCCCAGCCGCGCATCAATAAACGCGGGCATGCCCTTAACAGCTTCCTGGGCGATCAGCTCGCCGTCAACGTGCAGGTTGATCGTCTGCCCACCACCCCCGAATTCGCCCATACGGTCAAGCGGTACAATGGCCTCTGGCCCAGCTTCGCCCGCGAGTACAAGCTGGGGTTGTGAAATAATACCACCTTCGGCCATCGCAGGAACTCCTCCGATCATGGCCGCGACCTGCGCCGCTGCTACTATAGGCGCTAAAACTATGTTTAAAGGAAAAGGAACTGCGGATATCACCGATGCAAAGGTCGCGGCGAAGGTTTCGCCAGCCTTCGCCTTAACTACCGTTGCTGCGCCCGTTGCGAGAATCGTTTTCTGTAAGGCTGAAAAGATAATTAACTGAGCGCCCATAGATACGAGCTGGCTGATGACAGCCGCCGCTAGAGACTTCCAGAGGTTCTTGAGCTGATCCTTAAATGATTCCCCAGAGACCAGGACAGCCGCGAAGGCGTCACCGATGCCATTCGTAAAGCTGGTCATTGTGTTGGTCTTAAAATCGTCTAATAACTGGCTGGTCCCAGCTATGATCTTGGCCATCCCCTCTTTCCAGGCTTGCCAGCTCGATATACTCTCTTTCGCTGTTTCGTTGGCGGCGTCGGCCTTGGCCTTGATATCGGCCAGCATCTTAGCGAAGTTACCGCCCTCGCCTACGCAGGCCGCCAGGAGCTCTTTAAAGTCGGCATAGCGCTCGTTGCTTTTATCCATAGCATCGGCGGTGAGCTCTGTGGGATCATCTTTGGCTATCTGGATGAGCTTCTTATGTAAGACCGTCTCTTCGGCCATCAGGCCGTTGAAAAGCTCCACCTCGCGCCCTACGGCCCCGTAGGCTTTGCGTAGGTTCTCGGTGTTCTTCTCGCTTTCATCAAGCGCCTGGAGTGTTTTTAGATTCTGTATTTCCCATTCAGCCTCCGCTTTCGTGAGCCCCTTGGTAGTATCAAGAAGCCCGAGTTTGGAATCGTTGACTCCGGAAAGTTTCAGCTTTACTAAGCCAAGTTCCTTTTTGAGCTCTTTAATGGTTATCAGTAAGCCCTCATAAACAGCGCCGTAGATGGGCTTCTGGGTCAGAATGCTGAAGGCTGGCTTTTTCTCCCAGGCCGCGAGCTCTTTTTTCCTGGCCAGCTCAGCCTCTTCTAATTTAGCCCTCACTTCTTCTATTCGCGTAAGCTGTTTTATCTGTGATTCATAAGCCTTAATGCTCTTCTCGGTATCATCCATCTCGCCACCGATGCCGCTGGTGATGCTCTTCATCTTGTCAGCAACGTAGTTATATCCAACCACCGCCATCACAAGCGCGGCGATACCAGCGATCAGCGCCACCACAGGATGAGCGGCCACCAGGGTAAGAACCGACGCCAGCCCTGCAATGGACCCAGCAAGAGCGCCCACCACAATGAGCAGCGGCCCGATAGCCGCCGCCAGCGCCGTCACGGTGATGATGGTAGCTTTCATCGCTGGCGTAGTCGCCGCGAATGCTTCTATCCAGCCCTGTATTATGGGTAGGAAACGGTCTCTGATTACCTCCAGAAGCGCTATAACAGCCGGTATCAGGGCTTCGCCCAGTACCCTGGTCATTTCTACAAACCTGTTCTTTAAGACCGTTAGCTGAGCTCCTGTGGTGTCGTAGCGTTTACGCGCCAGTTTCTGTAGGGCGTCTTCATCTTGCCAAGCCTCACTTGAGCGCCTGAGCGTCTTGGTGAGCTTGTCGCCAGCCTGCCCCAAGGTAAAGAGCATTCGCGCCGTTCGGTCAGCGCTGAAGCCCATCATCTTTACAGCCTTAAAGGCTTCTTCCTTTTCGAGCTTACCCAGCCCTTTAATCAGGGCATTGACAGCCCCGGCAGCGTCTTTCTCAAACTTCTGGCTGAAGGTGTCAGCGGTCATCCCGGCAATAGCTGCCATCGTGGTCAGCTTTTTGCCGCCTTCCCCAGCGGCCTCCGCGATACCCATTAAAACCTTGCTCATCGCAGTACCGCCCATCTCGGCAGCAATACCTACAGACGTCATCGCGGCTGACAGGCCCAGAATATCAGCCTCAGAAAGCCCGATGATTTTACCCATCGCGGCTATCCGGAGGCTCATCTCCATCACCTCGCTCTCTGTTGTTTCAAACTCGGAGCCCAGGATGGTTAGACTGGTCGCCAGCCGGTTAATATCTTCTCCTGAGAGCTTGGTTATCGCCTTAAACCGCGCCAGCGCTACTGCCGCCTCTTCAGCCACCATCGTGCTGGTTTCTGCAAGGTTTACGATGGTCTCGGTAAACTTCAGGATATTGCCGCGCTCTATGCCCAGGCGTCCGGCCTCTTCGGCAATACTGGCCAGCCCACCAGCCGCTACCGGCAGGCGAAGGCTCATATCTCTTAAGCCTTTGGCGAGCTCGGCCAGCTCGACATCGGTTCCCTTGACGGTCTTCTGGACCTTGGCGAAGCTGGTTTCCCAGTCTATAGCCGTCTTGGTAGCCAGCAGCCCTACCCCGATAAGCGGAGCGCTGATCGCGGCTGTGAGGTCACGCCCGGCCATCTTGAGTTGGCCGCTGAGGCGTCCGAAGCGCCTGCGGACCCCCTTGAGCTGCTTCTCGAACTTGCTGAGGTCCAAGCCCAAGGTAATATTCATCGAACCAAGATTAACCGCCATTTAGCTCACGCTCCTTAATCCTGGCGCTTGAGTCCTGCATAATCTGCCTGATTTTTTCGCTGCCTGACGATGTAGTGTCGCGGCGTACCTTACGCCCGGAGAGCTCATCGAATAGCTTTGCCGGATTAGGCCGTTTCTTGAACTGGCCCAGCGCTGTGATGAGTGTAGCAAGCGACCAGGCTCGGGCGTCATGTGCTGCTTTTTCATTTTCGTTGAACGCCTCAGACATTAGCTGGAAGTTTCTCGGCGTCATCGCCCAGAATTCTGCTGGTTTCAGGCCCATCCGGAATGCCATCAATAGAAGATCATCCCAGCCCTGGACTAGCTGGCCTTCTTGGCCTTGTCCTTTTTTTTTGCCACCATATTATGCGCCTCCATAGCCACCAAAACCCGCTCCATAACGTACTGAGCTTTGGCGGCCAGGGTGCCATCTTCGGCGGCTTCATCTGGTACACAATCAATGAGGTTGCCAGCCTCCTCCGGGCTCAGGCTTTCCTGCTCCCAGAGGAGTCCGGCCCATAACAAACTACGAATAGTGTCGAATCTGAGATTATTCCCATCGCCTAGCGCGTCCATGATGCTCTTGTCCATCCGCTCTTCAAAAGAGCAGAAAGCATTCCAGCCGAAGTATAACCGCCGTTTGCGGTCAAGCTGGATCTCTACGCCTGATGGCATTGGGTTGGTCATATTACGCCCTGGTCAGCGTCAGTGCGCCGCGTCCGGTGAAGCTCAGAGAATACGAAACAAGATCAGCTTCAGGCGCGTCCAGCTCGATGCTGTCAACGGTAGTCCAGCCGATGTAAGTGTCACCGGCCTGGTCTACCATCTTGAGCTGTACCCGGTTGTCCGTCGCGGAGGCGTGAAGCTGGTTTGTGTCGATAATGTAATTCAGCCCAGCGTCATTATCCTCATAGGCTCCGTCAACAGAAGCGCTCCAGCCGCGATTTACGCTCACGCTCGTCTCCCAGCCTGATTCGTCCTTGTTTGAGGCCGAGACGTCTGACTTTGAGAAGTTGAGGTTGCCGCCGCGCTGTTGTGGGAGCTTCGCCCAGCTTGGTGAGCCCGGGCTTGCCGCCGTATCAACGTAAAATAGCCAGGAAAGACCTGTCTGAACTGCCATGAGTTAAATCTCCTATGCTGTGTCGCTGAGAATCCAGCGAAAACGTAAAACTCCATGCCTGATGAGCTTTCCATCAGCATGGTACTCTTTAAATATTTCTGCGAGCTCAAGACGTCCCATCGCCTGGCTGAAGTCTTCGTCTAGCGTTAGCGCGGAGCTGGTCAGGCTCTCAATGGCCATCTCCAGCATGTCATTGCATTGTTTATTGCCTGCGGTATCGCTGAAGGCGTGCAAGGTCGTGGTGCATTCGCTGACGGTCTCCAGGTCCAGCGCGACGCTACAGCCCCCGATTTCTGCGTAGGGCGTGGGCGTGTTCTCTGGGACCTCATCGTAGACGTTAAAGGTAAAACTGCCATCGGTCAGGCGTCCATAAATACCTTTTTGCAGGCTATTGAGGGGTAATCTCTCGCCCATTATGCCCCCGCCGCGACGCTTTTAACGCCCCGGTTCCAGATGGCGCGACGCAGCGCCCTGGTGAAGCTTGCCCGCTCTCCCTCATACGCTGGGAAAAGAAACGGCCTGCTTTTGACGCCTCCGCGCTCACCGATTGCCCTGGCCACCGCGAAGGCTGGCAGGTTATGACGTTCGGACCATTCGGCCAGCATTCTGGTGGACGATGGACGATACGGCCCAGCGCTACCGCCGCGAGATACGCCTGGCGGCGTCCGGTAGAATCCACCGCTGCCGAATTCGACAAGATGCGCGTACCCGGTGCCGCTCTTCCCGCCGGCCCGGCTGGTCTTGGTGTACACCACGCCCGTCAGGCCATCGTTAAATTTCTTCCGCGCTATTGAACGCGCCAGCGCTCCGGTATCCCTGGGCGCTCTGCTCTTAGCTGTTGCCTGGATCGCCTTTGAGCTCTTATCGACCTCTTGCTCTACGTTCTGACGGATCTTAAGCGACATCAACGCCAGCCGCTTAAACAGTACGCCCTTGCTGTTATTGTCCAGTTTGAGATCGAATTTCATGTTTTGATCTCTTTCGCGGTGATGACAAGCTGCCGGTCGCTCTCGTTTGGATTGATGATGCCGGTGATCTGGTAGAATTTGCCGCCGAACTTGATGCGATCAGTCTCATCAAGGTCCGTCCGGTATCTGATCGTGAATTGATGGGTGCCTGTGTGATTCAGTTGCTCGTTATAGAATCTCTCTTCAGCTCTCAGCGGCTTCATGCTGGCGAATGCCGATGCCCTGGTAGACCAGGAGCGCGTAGAGCCCCCCTGACCATCAGCCGCCAAGCTCTCTTGCTGGAAGGTTATCCGATGCCGTAGCCTGCCTGCTAGCATTACACCTCCGCCATCTTATACGGCCACAGCAGGCGCTCTAGACCGTACTGGAGAGAGCGCGAGAGATGCCCCAGCGTCACCGCTTCGCGATGTTCGTACAAATGCCCGACGAGAAGCTTAATCGCCGCCTTGAGCGTCTCAGGCACCGCAGACGCCGCGCCATAGCCTGCGACAAAGCGCACCGTTACAGCGTTGGTAACCGCTCGCCGGTCATCCGGCCAGCTCTTATCGTAGGCCAGCCTGATACGCCCTGGTGCCTGGTCGATATCGACATCGTAAATACTCGCGCCGACCGTTTGCTCTGCCCCGTCGGTATCGATGTACTTGATACTAGTCACGCTGACCAGATCAGGCTTAGGCACCAGGAGCTCTCCGAATTTATCAATACGCCAATCATAGGTCGCGCTGACGAATTGACGATTGCAAAACCCCTCGCACCAGGCGCGAGCTGCCGCGCCCAGGGCTGTGATATAGGTGTCATCTGCCGACGTATCTACCCGCAGATGCGTCTTCAGCTCTGCGAGAGTTATCGGCTCTTCGCTTGGCGGCGTTACAACTGCGAGACCCATTGCTTACCTCTTCTCAGGAGCTGGCTGGCTGGCGTTCTCTGTGTCCGGATCGACGGCAGCGGCTTCTTTTACGCTGCCCGTAGATTTCACGCCCTGGCCTATGGAGATGAGATGGTCTCCGACCTCCTTTGAAACTTCGATAACGTCCCCGACATAATGAGAGCAGGTCTCTCGATGCCAGTTCACCAATAGCTTAATCTTCATTTATTCGGCTTTCTTCTTAGGTTTAGAAGAAGAGGAGGAGCCCCCCTTGGAGGCTCCTCCCTTTACGGCCTCGGCCTGCCCGGCTGCTATCAATCTGGCTCCCTCATCTGAAGAAACCTCGATGATAGTGCCGCCCAATTGGCTAATGGTAGGCCCGGCCCTGCTGACTAATAGTTTCACCTTCATGGATTAGGCCATCGTGATGAATTTGACAGGATTTGTACCGGCATCCAACAGCACCCCATCGCTTCTATGGAAGGCGGTGAAGCCTTGCAAATCGAGGTCAGCGAAGCGCTCCCGAAGGCGTACAACGCGAAGACCACGCACATCGCGAATTTTATATTTGGAAAAATCCCCGAAGAGGATGGGCTTTTTCCCCGTTGTCATCGCTGGGGTGTCCTGATTAATTTGAACAGCCCTACCGTAAAGGCGGTCAGGTATGCCCGCCTGCATGCCAGGTTGCCATAAGAATTGCCCGGTAGTATCTACCAGTTTTCTGATAGCTGAAACCGTCGTGTCATTCATCATCCAAACGGAATTAGGCCCATCCCTATAGGCTGGGTCAACACTATGAAAGAGGTCGATCACCTCGGCAGCGGTAACAGCCGCAGCAGCCGCCGCCGTCTTGCCGTTTGTCGCGCCCGTCACAACGCCTGAAGGCTGGGAACTTCCTGTTCCCGTCGTGTATAGCTGGTTCAGACAGCGCCCGATACGCTCGCCCAGCATAGAACCAAGGATCTCAGAGAGGTTGAATGCGCTATCTTCAAGGAGCTCATTTGAACATTTCACCATCTTTGAGGTTACTTTGTAGGCTTTCAGAATCGTTTCTGAGAAGACCACATCCTGGTCCGGTACAACCGTTGCTTCTGCTAGTATTGCCCCACTATTTCCGGAATCGTTGGTTTCTGGCCAATGTATGTCATTGCCCTGATCCGTCCGAATGACGCTCGAAACTGCCCTCATACCGCCAAAGGTCAGCAAAGCGCGCTCCAGCTCATAGACGAAGCCTGTGGGAATCGTGAAGCCTCCCACCGATCCAGGCGACGTTTCCTGAACAGCTCGCATCTCGCGGCGCAAATTGTCATAGTTGCCCCGGTAGAGATCGGCGGTGAAGGTTTCCTTGGTAGGATCAATCTTGCACTTCCGGCAGGCAAGCTGATGGCGCTCTTCAAGATCGAGCCCCATCTGATGACGAGCCCATCCCTGGAGCGCGTCGTCTCTTTCTTCTCGACTAGGGGCTGCATCGCGCACACTCTCCGGCAGCTCAGCGCGGAAAAGATTCCTCTTTTCGCTACGCTCTGCAAGCTGGGCTTCGAGCTCCTCGGTGCGTTCGGTAACCTCTATCGACCTACTGAGGCGGTCATAATCGCCATTACAGGCTTCCCAGTTGTTTTCATCTTCTGAGCTCCAGTTATGATCCTCGCTATTCGCAAGGTTTCGGAGCTCCTCCAGGCGCTTGAAGATATCAAAGCGCTGTTCTTTTAAGGCCTTAATGCTCATTCTGTTTCCTTCCCAGCGGCCATTAAAAAAGAACCGCTGAAACTTTGGGGTTTCGTGCGGCTCTTTTGCCTGATTGGACAGGTATCAGAAGCTGCGGCCTTCAGCGCGTTGGAGCGCCCGGCCTTATAGCTAAAATGTATACTGAGAGTATATAAAGACCTCTCAGGCTGTCAAGAATCGTCTGTGAGCTTACTGTCTGCAAGCTCTGGGTCAATCTTCAGGGCTATAGCCTCAAAGCGGTCATTCACGCGCTCTTTAACTTTCTCGCGTTCAGCTTCCTCCAGGCTTTCTTTCGCGCCTTCTATGTCGCGGCTGTTCGCTGTGCTGGCCTCATAGGCTGGAAACGTCACCGGCCCGACGTCAAAGAGCTCCACGCCCTTGATATTCCGGACCTGCTTCCCTTCTTCCTCGGTCCAGTCTTCATCCGTCACTTTAAAAGAGAATGAGCTGCCGGTAAGGTCGCCCCGGTTAATCATCTCTCGGACGTCCTTGGCGGCTGTCGTATTGCCCAGGCTTATGGAATAGTGCAAACCCCGCGCATCTTCGCTCAGTTGCAGGGTGCCAGCGCTCACGCGCCCCAGGAGCTTATCAGCCTCATGGTTAAAAAGCGCCCTGGCGTCATCCTTCTCAGAGATCGCCCTGGAGAATGCGCCCGGCATGATGCGCTCTTCAGCGCCATCCCAGAGCCCGAAGGCGCTGCCGCGGTCTTCAGAGTTATAAAAGACAGCAGCGTACCCGCTGATATTGCCATTCTGGTCCTGCCTGATTTCGAGCTCGTCGCCAGCCGGTTGATATCTTCTCTCGGTCTTCAATTGATCTCTCCCATCCAGCGGCTGGCCAGCTCGTCGCTGACTCCGCTGATTATCTCGTTACAGTTGAATTCATCGCCGCTGACGGTCAGGGCGTCTTTCATGCAATAAAAGAATTCCAGCATCAGGCTGGATCTATTACCCGGCACCTGTAGCGCGTCAAGCGCTGGCGTCAGGGCGTCCAGGACCACCGCCCTATTATCGTCTATCATCCCTTGATCGAGGAACCGCTTCAGCTCTTCGGGCTTCTTGGCGGCGCGTTCGTGCCGGGTGACGATACGCTTGGCCATACGTTGCAGGGTATCCTTCAGAATAACGCCCAGGGCGTCACGCGCTCCCAGCTCGGTGCCGTCGTCGTTCTCGGCTTCAGGCGTCGCGCTGGCAGGCCCCATATTGAGCGGCACCATGAACGTGCTGCCACCGTCGCCCGGTATCGGGTTCAGGTTTTCCCGCGATCTGATCTCATCACGCGACATCCAGCCGCCCTGAATCGCCAGATTGTAATAAGCGCCCCGCGCTGACATGTTGGCTCTGACCAGGGCGTTTCTATTGAACTCTACAAAGTGAGTGTCTCTTGTCTGTTGGCTGGCGGTAAGCAGCTTGGCCCTGCATTCGGTTTCCCATGTACACAACCAAGGATCAAGAGAGCTGTCTAGGTATGCCTGATTCTCACTTTCAAGGCTGTTGTAGCTGGTTCTGGTATTGTCTGCCAGCATGTGCGGCGGTATCCCGAACCATGAGGCTATATTTCTAACTTCGAGCTGCCGCGTCTCGTTGAATTCCGCATCACGATTACTGCTGGAAAATGGCGTGAGCTTCATACCCTCCTCCAGAATTGCTATTTTGTGGCTGTTCTCAACGCGCCCGTGCATCGATTGCCAGGAGCGGCGCAGGTTGTCCCTGGCGTCATTGTCGAGATGCCCAGGATGTTCCAGCACCGCGCTGGGCCTTGCGTTATTCTTGAAGAACACGCTGCCATAGAGCTCAGCGGCCATGCCCAGCCCGATTGATTCACGCGCCAGCTCTACGACGCCCAGGCCATAGAGCGCCCGAATATGTAAAACGTTCTCTTCGCTCAGGCGTTCTTCCCGATTGTCGATGACGGTTGTATAGTGCCGCCGGTCGCCCTCCCAGACCTCATTGGTTGCCCCTGGTGATAACGGGATTAGCTCATTGGCCGTCCCGGCCTCATTGCGAATAATCGCCGCATAGCCGCTCCCATAGAGCAGGGCGTCAGCGGTCAGCGTTGATTTAAACTCGAAAGCGCTCATGGACCGGCTCGTCTGGTATCTCAGCACCCTGTAGGCTGGATGCGCTGTCGCCTTGTCTTTGCCTTCACCGTTGCGCCTGTAGACGACCAGCGGCAGCTTAGCCACGTCCTGGCTGATCAGGTTTACAGCGCGATAGACTGGCGCATAGGTCATGGCCGTCTGTGGGTTGACGTTGATGCCTGAGCTCGTGGTGCCTCCGGCCAGGTCTAACAGCCAATCATCAGGAGCTGATAGAGGCGTCGCCGGGTTCTCAATGCTCCGGGTCTTCCAGAGGCTTGAGATGGTCTGCAATAATCCCATGTTTCATCCTATAGGGTAGAGAGCCCCTGGGCGCTGTATACGCTTTTGAAAGGCTCCGTTCTTACATTTGCTCGGCCCAGCGCCATCACCAGCGCAACAAGGCCGTCTATTTTCTCTTGTGACTTCTTTTTACTGAGCTTCATATTCCCAGCGGCGTCCTGCTCGATCACGACATGCGACGCCATCCAGCGCAGGACAGGGCATCCACCATGATTGAGCTCTTGGCTATATACGATCTTCTCCAGCTCTTTCGTCGGTGCGCTCATACTTGCGAAGCCCTGCCCGAACATTACCACCTCAAAACCATCGCCCTGTAGCTGTGTCGTAATCTGCGCGGCGTTCCAGCGGTCAATAGCGATCTCGCGTATATTGAAGGTCTCGTTCAGCTCGTTGATATCTGCCCGGATCACGTCGTAATCAATGACATCGCCAGGCGTCAGCGTTACAAGACCTTGACGCGCCCAGGTTAAATATGGCACCCGGTCCCGCCGCTCCCGTTCTAACGCATTTTCCTTCGGAATCCAGAAGCGGCTTAAAACGCTGAAGCCTTCATCAGTTGGAAACACCATCGAGAGAGCTGCAATGTCTCGGGTGCTGGCAAGGTCAAGCCCTGCGAAACACTCACGGCCCTCCAGGTCGCCCGGTGACATCTGCCCCGCGCACTTATCCCAGCGCTTTAGCGGTATCCAGCGGCTCTCCTGCTCGGTCCAAATGTTGAGGCGATAGCGTTTAAAGGCGTTTTCCTTAGTCGGGCTCTCCTGCGCTTCTATACAGGCCGCTCGGATATCGTCGCGGCTGATGGTCACGTCTAGGCTCGGATTGGCCTTTTTCCACGTTCGGAACTTCGTCCAGTCGTCGGTTTCTTCGTCAGCGCATTTAATGAGCGCGAAGAAATCAAGAGAGGCGCTGGTGCCATTCAGTACCCGTTCGGCGTGGGTGCGCTGTTCATAGCAGATAGAATGTCTATCAAAGCCCGCCGTTGTAATAGAGATCAGCAGCGGCTCACGCCTCGACGCGCCCCCATAACGCAGGCAGTCCCACAAGCGCCTATCAGGCTGGGCGTGGAGCTCATCAAAGATAAGCCCATGCCAGTTGAGCCCCTCCTGCCTATGGTGTTCAGCGCTCAGCGCTTTCAGGAAGGAATTAGAGCTGGGAATCGCGAGATGTTTCTGGCTGTCCCTGGGCAGGATGTATTCTTTGAGGAGCGGCGAGCCTTGCGCCATTCTGCTGGCCTCCCGGTAGACGATGGTCGCCTGGTCGCGTGACGCTGCCGCGCAGTATACCTGGGCTCCCGGCTCACCGTCAGCCGCCATGAGATACAGGGCAAGGCCCGAACATAGAGTAGATTTCCCGTTCTTCTTGGGAACTTCGATATAGGCCGACCTGTAGCGCCGGAGCCCGGTATCTTTATGGACCCAGCCGAAGAGCGGCCTTATCAGCTCGTCTTCTTGCCAGGGCATCAGCTCGATGGGTTGCCCAGCCCATTGGCCGATTGTGTGATGGAGTTTCCCGAAAAAATCTATGACGTGGTCAGCCCTGGCCTTGTTGTAGACGAAACCAGCCTTGACCGCTTTGGCGTCGGTCTTGTTCCTGATGAAGCGCTTTGTTTCCGAATCAACCATGTTTTCGCTGGGTAAATGCGGTCAAGCTGTCGGTCTTTTCCGTTTCTTTCGCTGCCAGTCCCACGCGCCCTGATGGCGTCAGCCCAAACTGAGCTGCGTACTTGATGAGGGCCTGGCGGCTGGCGTTAAGGATCGCCACCGCCGGGTGCTGCTGGATGTACCCGGCTGGCGTCTTGAAGGTTTCGCCTTCTTTCCTGATGGTCTTGATGGCCCTGTAGAACTGATTCCACGTCTCGCAGTAGGTCGCCAGGCTGGCGCGGTCTACCTCATCGATGATGCCCAGCTCTTCAAGCTTAGGCACGATGCGCTTCCATTCTGCTTTGCCTTCCCTGCTTAACCAGCTCGGGCATGGTGGGCGCTTCCCGCTGGCCGGTAGCTCAGTTCTGGTTCCTGGTAAACCTGAACCGATCAGTTTTAAAACTTTCGACGGTCTCGGAGCCGGACCCCGTTTGCCCATTTACACCCCCCCCCTCAAATTTAAGTGAAATTTGCGGGTGGGGG